ATTGTCGGCATCCCGCGCAGAACGACTTTGCCGCCGTAGACGTTCAGCGTGGTCAGCGTGCCCGTCGTGGCATTGAGTGTGACCGTACCCCCGTACACGTTCAGCGTGGTACCCGCCCGGCGAATCGTGTGCGCGCCGTCGTAGGTGCTCCACGTGGTAAAGGTTGCCGATCCCGCCGTCGCGTCAATCAGACTGCCGCCGTAGAACTCGCCGTTCGTGATGACCGATGCCACGCCAAGGTTGTACGTTCCGCGAACGTGCTTGAGGCGAGTTACCGTTCCCTGCGTGTGCGTGACCTGTCCGCCCGTCGCCACCGCGAGGTTGTCAAAGGCGTTCGTCCCGCCCGCGCCGGGGTAGAAGAAAATGGACCCGGAGTTGTGGTAGAACCGCACAAACCCTTCGGTGTTGTTGGAGTTCTTTTCGCCTGCCGTGCCGTCCGAGGCCGTGAAGCGAAGCGGCGCGGACGCGCTACCGATGCTGCCCGTAAACTGGGGTTGCACCAACAGCGAGCGGATGACCTGCGCCGCGCTCTGGTCTACGCCCGCGTTGATAATCTGCGTGCCGTTTGCGATGATGAGGTCGCTACCGGCGGTCGCAAAGCCCGACCCGTCGGACCAGTTAGCGTTTGCGAGCGAAGTTGCGCCAGCGTTGAGATAAACCGTTGCCATAAATGCCCCTTATGTAATCGTGGTGAGAGTTCCGCAAGTGCCTTCTTTGACCGTCACGTTTGCGCCGCTTGTGCCCGTTTCTGTTCTGTATCGGAGTTGCAGGGTGCCGCCCGTCGATGGGCGGATAATCCCGCGAATGACCGCAACATACGTTGTGTTGATCGCCGCGACACCCGTACCCAATGCCAGTCCACCAGACGCGGTAATCTGCCCCTGAAACCCTTGCGCCGTTCCGTTTGCGGCTACCGGGATTGTCACGTCAAACGCCGCATAGGTGGACGCGGGGTAGGTCAGCGCAAGCCCGATGCCTTCGGTGGTTGCGGACGCGCGGAACAGCACCGCCATCTCTACGCGGTAGGTGATGCCGCTTGATACCGCAAACGATGCCCCCGTCACGTCAGCAAGCGTGGTAGACGCTGACGGCCCAACATCGCCCGTCAGCCGGAACGACGAATCAAACGCGGGTCCAGTTGCGCCGGTTGGTCCAGTTGCCCCGGTTGTACCAGTGGCACCCGTCGGGCCTGTCGGCCCCGTACCGCCTGTCGCGCCCGTTGGCCCCGTCGGACCTGCCGGGCCGGTCGGACCAGTGGGACCGCCACCACTGCCGCCGCCGCCCCACCCGGACGCGCTCCGCTTCTCGGTTGGCTTTGCTCGGTTAGGCACCTAGCACCTCGGGCCGTGTGTAGGCGTAGACGTTCAGAATCAGACTTGCGCCGTTGACGCTGTGAACGTACGCGCAGAGGTATCGCGTGTCGGCATCTACCGCCACTGTGACGGCGTTCGTCGCAGATGTGAGCGCAACAACCGGGTCAAGCGCGTACCACCCGTCCGCGAGCGTGTTGGCCTGATACACCTCAATGCGTGCCGTGCCCCATGTGCCGATGACAGGCGCACAATGAAACGTGACCAGCGATTGCCCTTCGCAGTCAATGACAGCGGGGCGGCCGTCCGCCGAAACCAGCGTGCCCACGTTCAACCCGGCTTCGCAACCTAGAAACTCATAATTCATGCTGGCTCACCTCCGGGGTTGCTTGGCGTGCCCGTGCCCTCTACGTTGGTAATGCCACCCTGAAGCAACAGCAATTCCTCGGTCATGACAATGGGCGACGTTGCGCCGCCAGCGCATGGGGCGTAATCGGGTTCTTCGCCAAAGACGAGGTAATCCGTGCGTTGATCGCGGATACAGCACAACACCAGCGAACCGGGCTTGGCGGCGCGAATATCGATGATCGATCCATACGGGCGATTGGCCGGGACAATACCCGCCAGCCGAATTACGCTGCCGTCTTGGTCTACGTTGATGGTGTAGGTGATCGCGATCGCCGGTCCCGGCGTTGTGCCCTGCGCAGTTACCACCGTCCCAAGGTTGATATTCATCGGAGAATTGCCTCCGATCCGGGCAACGAACGCCAGCCGTCGGGGTCGTCGCCATAGGTTGCCACGGCATGAACCGTGTGGGGCGTGGTCAATGGGTCGTCCGAGTACGCCACGTCGAGATGGTGATAGGGGAACAGATACAACAGTGTGCCGTCTGCGGCGGGCGCGTATGGGTCCGGCTGCGCTCCAAGTACCTCAACTGGGATTTGGTAATAGGAATCCAGACTGCCAACGTTCAACGTCGATGCGGGCAACCGAATACCAATGTCCTGTTCCCAAGTATGAGATACCGAGTAGACCGTTCCGCCCGTGTTGCTGTTTTCCATCCCGAGATAGCGATACCGGACCCCGTTGATGGTGTGAATCTTGTTTCGCTGGAACGCCACCACGTCAAATTGGGCGACGTTTTGAATCTCGATGTTTAGGTCAAGAATGCGATGGATGTAAACGCGCTCTACAACCAACTGGTTCTGCTGCGCGAACTCCCACACGCGAAACGTATCTTCGCCGCCTGTCGTGTTGGGCTTGGTCTTTTTTACAAATTGCTGACGCGGGATCGTGGTTGTGCCAATCCGAAATGACCACCGCCACCGCCGCCCGTCAATTTCATCCGGCGGTGTTGGAGTTTGCGGGTTGCTGGTGCTGCCCGATGCGCTCGAATATGACAAATCTACAAAGCCGGACCCGCCCGAAGGCGTAAACGCAACGGTTCGTAGCAACAGGTTTGGATACTGCGGGTGCGGGCTGCCGGGCAACAGTGATGGAAGGCCCGGATCGGAAAGCGCGTTTGCTTCTACGTTGGTCGAGACAAAGTACCGAGGCCGCGCGGTGATCGTCCCACGGTCCAAGTCCCGAACCGTTCCGTCCGAAGAGTCTAAAAGAATTGCACTCAAGTACCACCCCCCGGACCAGAATACATACTCACCGTGCGGACGTTGGATTGGATGCGCTTTACTTCCTGCGTTAGACCTTGCAGGGACGACACGACCTCAGAGGTAAAGCCCGCCTGCGAGTTGGCGGAGTTGGCGGATTGGGTCATCGCGTCCGTGATTGCCTTTGAGATAGCCCGGATCGTTTTCTCGGTAGATTCAAGCTCTTTGCGTTCGCGTTCTTCGCGTGCATCCTTTTCGGCCTTGCGCCGCGCGTCGATGCTGCTCTGTGTCATCGCCAACTGTTTTGCCGCCGCATTGGTCATGCGGTCCAGAGCGTCCCGCTGTTCGTCGTCTTGTGCGGTCTTGCGTAGTTTCTCAATCTTGGCAAGACGGTCCTTGTATTCCTCGACGGCGCGCGTCGATTCGTCCATAACGGCCAGCTCTGCGGCGCGGGCCTGCTCTTGATACGCGGCGGTTCGGGCCTCGCGCCCTTGACGGATTAGGCGATCTTGCGCAGCCGCAATTTCGGCAAGGGGGCGCTCTGTTGCTGCCCGAATGTCTTTTTCGGTTGGAAGCCCAAGAAGCGCGGCCTCCGCCTTTTCATACAAACTGCGACTTTTTATCTTTGTGATTTTTGCCTGCGCATCTTCCTCAATTTGGGTGCGCGCCTTTCCTGCTTCAAAAATGATTCGTTGTTCCTCAGCAACCGAATCTCCGAGCGTGTTGAGGTATGCGCTGTAGGACTTGCCTACAAACGCATCTCCCATTTTGGTGAACTCAAGCAGGGTTTTTTCAGCTTCAACCCGCGCCATCGCCATGTTCTTGATGAGCGAGGTAAACCCCAACGCAAGCCCAACGGGAAGGGCAAGGTTGGACAGGATCGACGCGAAGCCCTTGAGCGGCGACGATGCCTCTTTGATTGACGCGCCAAGCGTGTTCCCGGTCGTTTGCGCGGCCTTTTCTGCCGATGCCTTTGCAGCGTCAAGCCCCTGCGCGGTCTGATTATCAGCCGTCACGCGGATTGAAACGTCGCCAATCACACTGTTTCCACCACGGCTCATTGTGCTGCCTTTGTTAGTGTGTGGAACCAATTGCCCAAAATGCCAACAATACAGGCATGGGAATCATCATTCGTCAGACTGCTCGCGTCCTGTTTGCCATTCAAACCCTTGTAACGATCGCCGCGCTGTTGGGGGCTGCTTACTGGTTCTCGGCTGCGAATCGCCAAGAGGCCCGCGCGCGCACGGCGGAAGAAACTTCCAAGCAACGCGAACTGGTTATCAACATGCTTGCCGATGAGGTGAAGTCGTGCCAATCCGACCGCGCCCGCGCCATTGACATGGCAACGCGAATGCAAGAGGCATTCGACCGCCGCTGAGCGTGCGGGATTGGCCGGGCAATTAGGCAAAGCTCGGTGCCCCCATGCACTTGATGCCAGCGGTCATGGCGATAGACACGCGGGGGTCGGTGCGGATGCGCAGCGAAGTGAGCGACATGGGTCCGGTGATCGTGCGGCTTGTGTCGAGGGTGACAACCGTGGTAATGTCCGGTGTGCCGTCGCCGTCGGTATCCCAGTCCGATTGGCCGCTGCTCATCGCACCAGCGGGCAACGGCGATGCGTAGTTGCCGGACCCCGCCGCAAACGTGAGCGTGCTGGTTCCTTGCAGCTTGACCCGCAGCATGATTTTCCCGGCCTGTTCGACGGGCGAATCAACCGCAACGATAAGAGCCGTGCCGGTCAACGTGGGATCGTTCGACCCGCCTTCGGCCAGTTTGATCGTGCAAGCCGTTCCAACCGAGTTGGGCGCGTCCGGCCCGATGATTGCCGCGCTGGAATCAAACAGGCATTCAACGTCCGCCGTCCAGCTACATTCTTGCGGCATGGCGAACACCTTGTAGCCGTTCGCCGCGTCGGACCCCGTGGTAATGTCTACCGGGGTGCCAAAGCTGATATTCACATCAACGAACGCCGGGCGGAAGGTGGGGCCGCCGGTCATCGTCAGAGCAAACGTACCGATCGACGGCGCGGCGCGGGGGTAGATGCCCTCAACCGTGAAGTCCAATTCCTTGAGGCCCGTGGTAAACGTGCGCACGCCCGAGTTTCCGATGCTGGTGGTGTCCAGCGGATCGGTCTTGTGTGAAGGCGTGATCTTCTGGACGCGAACGCAGCCCGTGGTGCTGTTGAACAGCGAACCGAGTTTGGAACTCGCCACGTCGCAAACAACGCTTGCCTTACCGCCCATTCCTACCGTCGCCATAGGTCGCCCCTTATGTGGTGATCTTGCTTGCCAACATGAACTTGATGGTGTATGAGATGGAAACCTTTTCGGGGTCGCCGTCATACGGAACCAACGGACCAACCTTTGCGCCGTAGGTGGCGTTTGCTACCCACTCCTGCGCGTTGATGGTGGTGTCTACCACGGCAACCAGCGCACGCCGCACGATGCCGAACGTAGAACGCCCGCCGGAGACAGACGGGTAGTTTCCATAGAGCGCGTTGCCAATCTTGACGATGCGGGAACTCGCGGCGGTTTGGCTATCAACGATTGTGAAGGTCGCCGTAACGATTGGCTCGCCGCCCGCCTGTGATTCGTCGTCGGTGATGTCGTCAATGCTGACCGTGCAATACGGGTAGTCCGTGGGCGCGCGGGTCGGATCACGGAACGCCGAATAAAGCCGGTTCGTCACAAACGACGCGACACCCGCCGGGCTGGTGTTGGCCGTGCCGTCGTTCAGCTCGCCCGAGTCGGTATCCCCGAGCAGGGTTTGATACAGGAACTCATACGCAAGGTGTGGTGTCATCGTTTGGCCCCCACAAATGCCTGTTGCATTGCCGCCGTAGATGCCACGTTGAACGCCTTGAGCATCGCGGGACGGGCGCGGAGCGCAGCGGGCCGGATGTATGGGCGCGGCGGGATGCGAACCACGGGCGTGAGAATCCACACGGGCAGGTCCGACCGCGTAAACCCAAAGGTCCGGCTCGCACGGCGCGAACCATCGGTCCCCATCAGAATCGGTGGCTTGCCGGGCCGCTTGATGACTACGGCGGGCAGGTTGTCGCCAAGCTCGCTCGCCCGCTTTGCCGATGCGTTGACCGGCACTTTGAGCATCTTGCCGCCTGCAACGATCGTCCCGCCAAACTCGTGAATGCGCCCGTATGGAAGGCCGAACGACCCAACCAGAGCGGTATGGTTTGCCTGTGGGATCGCGCGGATGCTCGCCCGCAGTTGGCCGCGTTGCACGTTTTGAGGTGTGCCGGGTGCCGATGCTGTGAGCCGCGCCCCCTTGCCAAACCCGCGCTGTATCTCGCCTTTCAATTCCAATGCCGCAGCCGCAACGCCCTTATCCAATGCGATACCCACCTTCGCGCGGAACGCGGGCACGTTGTTGAAGTTGGTTTTGACCGTGTATCGGATCATGTTTCCCGCTTCAAGGTTGCAATCAGAAAGGCACCTGCCGAGGTTTGGTCTACGCCTTCGCCAACCACGCTGTAAACCACACCGTCAATCGTCACCATGGCGTCCTTGCGGATGCTGGTAATCGTGGTTGTCCCGTCAATCGCGGTTGTCTTGCAGAACAGGTTGTAGATCACGCGGTTCGTGTCGCCGCCATACTGGAATACTTCGGTGCTGCTGAGGTTTTGCAGGAAGCACGGGAACGAACTCGCGGTGGTCGCCGACGTGGTACTCTGCGGAACACCCGCGTTGTCTTTGGTGTATGTCGCCAGCGTGATCGTGCAAAGCTGGTTGAACAATCGGTCGGGCGGCGTGACTTTGATGTTGATGCTCATATCGGGCACGTCCCCCGCTTGAAGTCGGCAATCATCCTGATCCAGCGGGTGCGCCGATCGTTCTGGCCGATCAGCGCCTGCAAACCGGCGCGACCTTCGGAGTAGTTGCCAATCGACACGTTTTGGAGCGTGGGGTCGGACCCGGACAACGCCCGCAATTCATCGACCATCTGGTACTGCGCGAGCTTCACCGCCGACAACGCATACGGCGCGGTCGTGGTGTAGGTCACAAGCCAATTCGCATATCCCGGCGTGAAGCAAGGGCGAATGCCCCACTCGGTAGGCCAACCCGCATCCCACGGCAGGCCCCAGTATGCGGCCCACCGGCCTTCGAGCGCACCGAGCAGGCAGAGCCGCCCACCTTCGGCCACGCGGTATTCAGTCGATGGGATCGTCTGTGTTGTTCCGTCGTCAAACTTCTGGACCACGGAGGCCACGCTCGCCACGGGGTACGCCTTCAACAGAAGCACGTCCGTACCCGTCCCGTCGTATGCCTCGGATGTGTAGGTAGCAGCCGCAAGGGACGCGCCCAAAAACTTAAGGATGAACCCCTCGGTCAAGTCCAATGCCTCTTGCACCTGCGAATCCTGCGCGGTGGTAAGGGTCAGATTGCCGAGCGTCTTGTATTGGGCAAGCGTTCCAATGGCCATTATCCACCCCCGCGCACGCGCTTGATTGCTCGGCGATTCGCGCCGTAAGCATCGACCAACGCGGACCACATGACGCCAGCCTCAAGAATCGCGCCGTTGTTCGTGTTGTGGATCGCGTCCACCGTGGTCGGGCAGATAGTCGTTACGGGTCGCCCGATGCGTTCGTAGAGGTTGAAGTACGAACACCCCTGCTCCTGCGCAATCTGATAGAGCGCGAGTCCCTTGGTTCGGTTGTTCGTTTCGCTGTACCCCGAAGGCCCGGTGTTGTTGTATGACGTGCGCGGGTTGACGAGGAGAATCTTGCAGCCGGGGAATAGGGACCGCGTTTGGTTGACCACCGCGAGCGCGTTCGCTTTGTACGCCGTCACGGTGCCCGCATCGCATTGTGTGGTTTCGCTGCCGGTCGCGTTCTGGCCAATGTCCACCACCACGGCGACTTGCTTACCGAGCGTCATCGCCGCGAGGTGCTGCTGGATGAGCGACAGGCTTACCGTCGGGCTTCCGCCGCCACCCAACGCCGCGAGGAGCGACGCTGAAGTATGCCCACCCGTTGACAGGTCCGCAAGCCCAACACCCGCCAGCGGGCTTCCAGCCGTGCCGCGATAGAAGATCGGGGCGAGGATGCAGGCCGTGGTATTCGTTTCGTTGTACGAACCCGTAACCGCGAGCCGAACCTTGGGGATGCCCGCGCCGGTCCCGCAAGACACGTCAACATATTGGACCGTGCCGGGGTTGGATGCCATGTTGATGCCGACGGTGTTGACCGTGTTTGACCCGCGCAGGGTAATCACGTTCATGGTCGTTGGGCCGTTGGCGTGTGCGTACCAACAGAACCGCGCGATGACTTCAACACCGCTTGTCCAGTCCCCGCCCGCGTAGCCCGATAGGTTGTTGAGGGCCGACGACCATTCCTCGCCGCCCGCTGTGCGGTCTGCGTTGTAGGTCTTGCACCAATAGCCGATCGGCGTGGGTGAACCGTTGGTAGCCACCACCGAACCAGCAGCAACAGCGTTGCCAGCGCCAGCCGCCGACGACGGCACCTGTTGCCCCACGGTCGATATTGAGTTTTGGGGCTGGAACACCGTGCCCGATGACCCGTCCTGCGTGATCGTGCCCGCGTAGGCGGTAGCAAACGGCCCAATTGAGCGCGTCGTGCGCGCCACAAAGTTGGCCTGAAACTTCCACGCCGTCATCGCGCCATACGGGTAGTTTGAATCTGTCGAAGCGTCGGTAGACTTGGAATCGCCCGCCCAAAAGATCATCGTGTTTGCGGTCGCGGGGACCACCGCAGACGCGAACGCTTCAAGGTTGACTTCGGTTGGAATCGCTGCGGGCATCGGTCCCCCTTATGCGTAGAACTTGACGACGATGGAACCCGCAACCGTCGCGGCTGTTTCGAGCAAGAAAACAAGATGCGTTGCGCCCTTGGTGGAGATGTCCGCGATGCCGTCGGCATCCACGCCGGGGATTGAGTACCCGTTGGTTCCGTCGGTCGGGTCGGTGGTGCCGTTGAACACCAGCGAGATGCCAGTGTTGAAGTTCAACGCTTCGACCTGCGGCGCATCGGAACCGCTCGGCCAAACGGTCGCATTATCGGCCAACGCGGGGCACACGACCGCAAACGCGCGGAACACAGGATTGGCCGCGCCCGGAGAACCGGCTGGATACTTGTAGAATGCCCGAAACTTATTCGCGCCGGGCGACACCTTTACCACGCTCGACACGGTTGATGCCGCAAGGTGTGCCACGGCAAGCGGAGTGGTCAGCGTCGGAGGCGATCCGTTCGCGGCAGAAATCACAGTCACATACTCGCCGCGCGAGCCGGTATCCGTTACGAGTTGGCTGTTTGCCGTTCCCCCGCTCTTTAGAATCGCCATATCGCGGCCCCTTGTTCTCGATGTGTGCCTTACTCAGCATGAAACCGGGGGCACGCCTTTCGGCACAGACCCCGGTGAAGCAACGCCCCGCGAGGGGTGTTGTGGGTTGTTAGTTGGCAGGAATGAACTTGCGCTCAGCGAGGCCCGCTTCGGTGGCCGTGTTGGGGCTTTGCTCAAGGCATTCGAGGATGATGACAGCCGCGAACAGGGTCGCAGCCGCGCCGGGGTCGGACACCACACGGACGTAACGCTGACGCGCGCCACTCTTCTCAACGAAGCAGGCCCACATCTTGTTGTCGTCGGTGTCGGTCGGAGCGGTGAAAGCCGCGCCGGTGATGTCAACCCATGTCGAGTTGTCATCGGACTCTTGGAGTTTCACCCCACAGCGCGGTGTACGCGCTGGCACCTGCGGTATCAATAGCCGTGCCGTTGGTGGAAGTGCCGTTGACGGACTGCGGCGGAAGCGTGAGGCCAAACTTTGCGTATGCGTTCTTTGCGAGAATCATTTCTTTTCCTTTGTGTGTGGTGGTGGATTAGGCCAGAACGCCGCAAGCAATCGGGCCGTTCGAGTTGGTCTTGCCGTCGCCGTGGATGTTGACCGCGTGGTTCATCAGGCCGCGCCAAGTGACGGTTGCCGAGGTGAACCCAACAGACTCGTCGTAGCGAACATCAACGCCACCCATGAGCCCGAGCGCGCTGCCGCCCGCGAAGTCGCCGAAGTAGAGAATCTTCTGTCCGGTGGTGCCAGCGGTCGGAAGTTGATCGCAGAAGTAGACGGGGTACATGCCATAGGCGGCAATGGAACCCGCTCCGCCGAACATCTGGTTTCCGAGTGTCATCGCTTCGGTGAGCGTGGTGCCCGAACGCTTGCGGTCTATGCGGAAGAGGGTGTCGATGTAGACCTTGCGGCTGCAAGCAAACGCGAGGCGGGAGTTGTTGACGTTCTGGACCGTGCCCATGAGCTTGGCGAGGTCGTCCTCGACAAGCGAGGTTGCGTTCGCGCTGGAGAGCGTGACGTAGGCGTTGGCCGTGAGCGCATTGGCGAGGCCGCGGATACCGCCGTAGTCCGAGCCGCCGTCGCCGAGGAAGTAGTCCTTGTCAACGCGGCGGGCTGCGCCTTCGACGAGGTTTGCCACCACGTCAGCCGCCACGTTCTCAGCCGATGCGGTCATCAAGCGGGTCGGGAACTGAATGAGCGCGATGGATTCCTTCGCGTTCAGCGTCACGAGGTCGTAGCCGGGATTCTGGCCCGTGGCGGTCTGGTTGTCGCTGCGGTGGGTGAACGTGGCAACGTCGGTGCGACGCTTGATGTAGAGTTCGGTCGAGGTCATCTGGTGAACGCCCGCGAGCTTCGGGGCGATGCCCGAAACCTCGGTGGCGTACATGATGCCCTGCATGATCTGTGGATCAACCAACACGCCCGCGCTGTTGGGGTTGATGCCGGTAGCGGCCTTGACGATCGCGCGGTCGTTGTCGGCCTGCTCGTAGTGGCGATTGCCGAACGCCTTGAGGCGAAGCGATGCCGCCGCACATTCGGCCATATCGAGGTCGTCGAAACCGACGAGGCCCAACCGCTTGCAGTTCTGGACGTGCCGCTCAGTGGCGACGGCGCGCAGAGACTTGAAGCGGGGCTTGGGTTCTTCGCCGCCGTTGTTCGCGTTCGGCAAACCGCCCGCCCAGTTGCGCAGCTCGTCGGCCTGCTGTTGCTTGCTCTTGGTCTTGGGTGCCGGAGTTTCGGCGGGTGCCTCATCCTCAATCAGCACGTCAACCGCCTTGAACGCCTTGAATGATGCGTCGAGGTCAATCGCGCCGTCGGCGGATTGCAGGTTGATGTTCTGTTCGGTGACAAACGCCTTGACGGTTTCGAGCGAATCGTCGCCCTTATAACCCTTCGCCTTCAATGCCTTCAGAATCGTTGCCCATTTCATATCGTGTTCCCTTGTGTGGTGTTTGCAGTCGTGAAACTGCCACTCGGGAACACGGGGGCCATTCGGGGCTACTGGCGGGCGAAGGGCGGCGTGAGCGGGTCGCGGCGTATTTGGTTGTCAAACTATGGTAACTACTAACCTACGGCGTGTCAACCGTCAATGAACAGGACGGTCGTCGGCTTTACATCGGACTTATCGGGAAAGCCAAGATCGACAACCGCCGACCGGCTGATCCGGTCTTTGCGTAGAAGCGAATCAATCGCGTTGAACCGCTTTGTGCCGCGCTCCCCATCCCAATAGGCCATCGCGTGCGGGTTGCACGGCGCGGCGGTGATTGAGAACTCAAGCATTGTGCAGGCGGGAACAATGGTGTCAAACGCCTTGCCGTTCCCGTACCGCTTGACCTCATCCGGGGTGGGCGTGCGCCGTGCTTTGGGGATGAATCCGATGCTTGTGCCGATGCCGCCTTCGGGGTCCGCGTCCAGAATCTCGCGGATAGCGTCACCGTACTTGTTCCGCAGTAAAACGACGTTCGCCTCCCAATAGTTCTTTCCGTCGATCCCGCGCACCAGCCCGTGCGTTCGTGTGCGGGCTGCAACTTCCCGCACTTCGTATGCGTGGTCGGCGTAGACGTTGCGGCCCGTTGGCACCCAATAGGCGGTGTCATCCACACCATCCGGGACTACCACTTCGCGGTCCATGTCTACGTCTGAGGTACAAAACCGGCAAAGAAGCTGGGCGCGCCCGCTTGAGTCGGTCTTTAGCTCCGCTTCCTCTTGGTAGAAGCCAACAGACCCCGCCATTTCAATGTCTTTGACCTTCGCGTGGCGGCGCGTCATCGCGTCCAGTAGTGCCTTGTTCATACAGCCCCCTTCCATGACTTGCGGTTCTTTGCGGTCGCCCGAATCGCCTTGCCTTCGCTGATATATGTTGGCACCATCACGCATCGGCAATTCGGATGCGCGGGCGGGTACTCACTCACAAACCCCTCGTACTCAAACGCATCGCCCATCGGGATCGGCGTAGTGCCGTACTTGAATCCAAGCCCCTCGCACAGCGGGCAAGGTCCACCGGCAACCTCCCACGTCTTGTACGGAACGCCCGCCTCGGTGTATGCGATGTGCTGCGATTCGTTGTACCCGGTGATCCCCTCGGTGCGCGCGATGCGTTCGGCCTGCCAGCCGGTAAGGGCCGGGGCCTCGGTTCGGATGTTGGTGGCGATCTGCGTAAAGGTCTGATCTTGCTCCAACCCTTCGCGGATAACCGACGCAACCTGATCCTTGAGGGTTTGCGGTACAGTGGTTACTAACAACCGTACACGCTCCTCGACGGCCAGAGTAAGTTTCGGCCCCACCGTGGTAAACGCATCGTCGGCCCCCACGCTTTGCAACGCAAACGCGCCGCCCCCGCGATAGATGATCCCGAGCCATTGGTTTGTGATCGCCTCAAACTCCGCCAATTGCGCGGCGGTAATCTCCAACCCGGCCTCGGTCAGTGGTGCGGTTTGCAGGGTGCGGACGTACCACGCCGACAGGTCGCGCCGCATGGATTCCATGAGCGGTTCTAGCGGGTCATCTCCAAACGACTTTGTGACGGCGCACCCGCAGCCGGGCTTGTGCTTGTGGAGGGCCTTGACGGTTGTATCTTTGGGTTCTTCGGTGTCGTCCTCTGGTGCTTCGGGTGCCGCTCCCGTCGGCAACCCAAGCCCCATCGGAGCCTGCGAGCGGGCAACGTCGCCTCCGTCAAACGGCGGTTCACCGATGCGAGCCAATGCCTCATTCGCTGGCATTCCCATCGCAAAGAACGCTTGCGCCTTCTGCATCCGCGCCGCGTCGTCCTCTGGTACCACGCTGTCATACGCCGCGAGGTATTCCGGCCCCAGCCCGAATCGCGGCAAGATGCGTTCTGTGACGGTATCGGATACCGAGTTGAGGTCGGGTTGCACGGCGTAGCGACCGAAGAACCGATCGCCCTGCGCGGCCCCGGCAAGGTTCGCGTCATTCAACTTGCGGAACGCCTCGGGCACGCACGCCGCCGCGTAAATCTCGGTCGCCATCGCGTTCAACTGCTCAATAGATTGGGTGTCTTTCGGGGTCATCGTGAGCGGGACGACCTTTGCCGAAGTCGTTACCAGCATCCGCCCCCAGTTGTTGACCCCGCCGTATTGGGCCTTGAGGTATTCGGTCGCGCGGGTCACGTCGTCCGCGCCCTGCCCCTCAGACAGCGCGAAGTGCGCCGACGGGTTCATACCGTTTTTCATAAGGGCGGTCATGCCCTCAATCGTGCTTTCAAAAAGGCCCGTTTCCTTGACGATGTGCGAGAGCCACGATTCGCCACGGAACGGGTCAAACGTGCCCATTGTCGGCGCAAAGAAACACACGTCCTCGGCTGCAATCACCTTGCGGTGTACCTCATCCACGCCCCAGCGGTATTCCTTGATGAATCCATTGGGATCGGGCACCACTTCCAGCCCTTGCGGGCAGAGTGGGAGCAGCATGGTCGGTTCCGACGCTCCGTACATCATCGCGCCGAAGTCGCCCGCGAGGTTGAGGTACTTGAACAGGTCGCGCCGAAACTGGTTGCCGGTCTGAAACGGGTTCGCGTCGTTCCACACGGTCAGAAACGGGTGATCGGTAATCTCAACCACGTCACCCGATGCCATGAACTGCGCGGCTTTCAACGATGGATCGGTCAGCCCCTTGCCGTCGAAAAATGCTTTGGTCGAATACTTGAGCGTCTTTCCGCCCTTGTTCGCACGCTTGTAGAGCCGGAGTTGCTGCGCGGCGCACACCGTGGTCTTGAGTCCAACGCACGCAGCGACAGGCCCGCGATTGAGGAGGCACAGGTATGTGGCCCACGCGCGGCCCGTGCGGGGCTTTGATACCGTGTCGGTACGGCGCACGGCCATATGCCCGTATTCGGGCGGCACCTTCGCGGCGGGCTGGACAATCATCTTGACGAGGTTGTAGAAACTCACTGCCCACCCCCCGGTTTACCGAGCATGTATCCAACCGCAATAACAGCGGCCCACAACAACGCCCCCAAACCCACCGCCAACGCATACCACGCGAACCGGCCAACGTCGCCGGGGTGCGGGATCGACAGCACCGCAAGCACAACAGCCGCAATCAAAGAAAGAGCGGCGACAGCCCCGAGCGTGTTGAGGATGCGTTCGATGTGTTTCATACCCATTTGGTCCAAGTGCTGTCTATGTTAGTACCCGCAAACCCAGGAGCGAAGCGGGGCGCGTCCGGCTTTTCGGTCGGTGGTGGTGTGAATGAGCCGCCAGCGAATGCGACCGGCGCACCAACACCAGAGATATGCGCAATCGCATACCGCATGGCGTCCATCCCGTGATTCCACTTGTCCTCGGGCGCGTCCTTGCTGATCCCGTCGCGGGTGCGCTTCCACTGGTAGGCGTCAAACTCTTCGAGCGTCGATGTTGGTTGCCGCTTGGACCGAAGCTCGGAGTCGAGTTCGACCGTGCATCCCCGCAGAACGTACAGGCGCGGCTTGCCGTTTGGTTGCACGCGGAGGTACTGCTTCACCACGCCGATGCCGTGCAACAGGTCCGCCTTGTACGCGGGTTCGGTGTAGATACCGGCGGCCTCCAGCGTCGCCCGGTCCTCGCGGTCGTGATCGGCCACGGTCGCTGCGTACTCCTCGCCTTTGCTCAGGTGGTTGATCTGCTTGGCATGTTCCGCGACCGTGCGGCGTGACATGTAGAGTTCGCGGTAGAGGTACGCGCAGCCGTCGTTTACCGCCCACCATTGGCATACGAACGGATCGTTGTAGCCGAAGTCGATCGCGCGGTACTTTGGCCATGTTTCCCAGCCGGTGGGCATCTTCTCGATAACGTGGGTGCGTTCGTCGAAGTCCTCGTAGACCACCCCTTCCGCGTTGACCCACCGGCCCAGCAACAGCCGATCGCGGCGCGCGCCGGTCAGACAGTCGAGCGCGGCCATGTACTCCACGCCTTCGGGGGTCCAAGTGTTGGCCTCCCCATCCCACAGATACGGGTTATCGACATGGCGGGAAACAATGCGGGTGGGCTTGCCGGAGTTCGCCGTCTGGTTCAGCCAGTGCGTAGCGGGTCCGGGGTTCGTGTCCATAATGAGTTGGTGGAGCGGCTTGCCGTCCTTCATCACCCGCTTGTTATTGCGGAGGGCGCGGAACAGGGTTTCAATCTCTTCGGCCTGCGTTTCGATCGCCTCAAACACGAAGATCAGGTCGTATTCGGATGAGAACAGTTTTTCGGGCTTGTCCAGCCCGCACACCACGAACGATGACCCATTTGACAGGGTGTATTTGTCGCGGAGTGACGAGGACGCTTTCGGTCATGCTTGCCCGCGTCTTACGCAGCAACAGCACGCGCAGGCCGGGGTACTTCTCGGCAACGATGCGGCCATACCAAAGGATCGCGGTCGTCTTTCCCGTGCCTGCGGGACCGTCCATAAGCACCCAACGAACCCGGTTCTCGGCTGTACGGAACAGGTCAGCGGCCCCGCCACGCGGGGCATACGTCACCGCTTTGGTGGCGGTGGCGACCATCAGATGTTCTCCGGGTTGATGTTCGCGGGCAGCGTGACGATGCGGGCGGTGTGTGTCACACGCTCGGTGTCCTTACCAGCGTCGAGGCGCGCGTACTTCTCGCGTTCCTGTTCGTCGGTCTGATTGAGTTTGTCAAGGGCTGCAAAGGTCTTTGCCACCGACGCATGGAGGTTGCCACCGTCGCGCACTTCGCCCGCGTCGATCAACGCATCCGCCGCCTTCAATGCGGTTTCCAGACCGGCGACGACCTTGACCCGCGTTTCGGCGGTGATCGGCCAGCGGCTACCCGAACGCTCGGCCACCTTGCGGACGAGGGCTTGGTCTTTGGGGTTGCTCAGGTCAAGGGCGGAGAATCCCCCACCCGAGCCGTCGCTCTGCGCCCCCGCTGGATTGTTAGCCCCTTCAGGCATTGACGGCCCCCCGTTGGCTTCCAACGATGACCCGCGCCACGTCAGGCGAGGTATCCCACCCGATGCCGACGATGAACCCGCGATTGTTCAGGATCGCAGCCAGTTCGATCATCCCTTGTTCTGTGGGTACATCGGCTTTGGTGACGATGACGTGCATTTCGGTTGTCTGTGGGTCTGCGGTCCATTCGCCGGTTGGGTCGAAGGTGGCAAGGTGCTTGTAGGTCGTGAGCCACGGGCGTTCCTTGGCGCGGCTCTGGTTGATCGCGTACTTAACCCCGCCCGGTGCTGCTCCCGCGCCGATA